AGTAACAGGAAGCGTCATAAGTGTCCACCTGAAAAAAGCGGTTTAGTAATCTAAGCGAACGCGAATCAATGCTTCTTTATCAGTACTCTTTTGAATAGGTCTACTGAGTTTTGCGACTGCTAGTAATTCGTTTGAATCATTGTATAATCCAATCGTTGTAGCGTATGTAATCGGCTTAACACGGAATGGTTCTAATACTGTTTGTGGATTTGATCCTGTGTAATAAGTTGGGTTGTTTGAGTAGTTATAGTCTCTATTCTTTAGACGAACAAAGTAGTTTGTCGATGTAATACTTTCCGCAGAACGGGCGATAAATGCTTTTCCTGCTGCCATCGATCCGGAAATAGAACGTACCAATGCCACGTGTTGATATTGATAGTCAGTGGCCGCGCTTCCAGTATATGGAGCAAATGGTACAGTAAGTAATGTATCTGCATCTAATGTAGTTGAATTTGACCCACTAAATCCGACAGAAGAACTGATTGCGGAAGGATTAAGAATAATTACCCCGTAATCTGGGAACACCGTTCCATAAACTGTAGTGTCTGTAGTATACAATCCACTGTCGATTGACCCCGAACGAATATTATAGACGTTGTTTGCTATTAAATTCCCTACCACAGACGTACCCAACCCACTGTCATCAATGAACGTAAATACGCCCTTTGAGCCAGACAATCCCAATTGCCAGTTACCTGGGTCTATAGCCTGGCGTAGTCGTGAGCGTTGCATGTTGATTACATAGATATCATTTGACTCAGTTCCGCCAAATGAAAAACGGTCTACGTCTTTTGCTAATAAAATGTTGCGATATTGTGCATACGTTACTTGTGTTGGTAAAGTTGACGTATTTAAATTAACAAGCGTAGGAGAGCCTCCTCCACTTACGTGACCGTATGCCACAGAAAATTGTATGTCGGATGTCGTTATATTTGACCCGTTGTAAAGGTCATAATAAAATTCACCAGAATTAGCAACTTGCGCACTTGATGTGTATATTGCCGATAAACTTCCAGTGTCCCCAGACCACATTCCGGTAGTTACTTCCGTACCACGGATTGACGTAATATCATTTTCTTGGTCTAGAATGGTAAATGTATTGTATGCCATATAATATTCCTAAAATTAATTATGATGAAGCTACAGTGGACAACGTAAAGTTAAATACTGCGCCAGACGTTCCTCCAAAAATAGAAACTGACGTTGATCCTGTTTTGTCCTGTGCCTTGATTATGAACGATTTACCATTCGCCACGATAGACCCTCTACTGTTTGTTGCCACTAGTCCAGTGGCAGGGTCTACTACTTCTACCGTTGCCAAACTACTATCTGCCAAAAGTAGGGTATAGCTACTTTCTGTTTCAGAAGCGTCCGACGTATACGTTGTTGTTGGTGTTAGTGGAAGTTCCCCTTCTCCTGTAGTCGAACTATAGTATAGCGTAACCGTGGATGCTTGCGTTACGCCAGCGTTTCCAGAGCGAATTTGAGGTATTACAACGTTTCCGAATCTGGTTAAGTCGTCACCTGTAATAGTGACTAGCTTATATCGCATAATTTGAGTTTCGTCAGGAGTTGCTTCTAGTACAGGCATATTTTCAATAATAGCACCGTAGTAGTTTGACCCAAGTGGATGTGCGGTATTATAAAGTCCGTAATCTACTTCGTCATCTGCCACCGCAAACTTGGTAATTTGGAAATTACCTGTGCCGGTACCCTGCGACAAGAGTTCCCGTCCACGATTTGTTAAAATAGCGTCCACAGTGATTGTGGATTTATCTAGGTATCCCATTTCTTAATCTCCTGAGTAAGGTACATCTACTATAAGTATAAAGTATTTTGATTTAAATTCATTATTGTTGAACGCTTAATGCTCCCCCGCCCCCAAACTTGATAGTATTTGTTTCGGTAGGAATGTTTACGGTACCTGTTCCCGACTGTGCGGTTGCTGTAGTAGAATTTACCACCACAGTATTCGTACCAGATAGTGTTATAATAATTGGAGCTGATTCATCAAATATCGTACTTGTGATTTTACATCCAATATAATTTCTTCTTTTTAGGGCAGTCGTATTATCTCTGTTGAACTTATAATGCCGTGGTAAATATCCCGTTGGTAGTAAATTTGCTGGTTCGTATGCGAAATAGTGTAAGTCTATTACTGAATTTATACTGTTAGCTGTGGTGTTATCTATATTATAGTAAATATTAGAATCTGTGGTTTGGATTAGCGTATATGGAAACACATCGGAAGTTCCGTCTAATACCGCGTCAAATAATACGCCTGAGTTTATCGTAGGCGCCGTACTAAAGCTTCTAGATGCATCTGCTGTCAAATCCGTCAAATTTCTATACATTCTGATGCGTAGTCCGCTCGTACCTTCAACTGCGTATAAAGACAAAATATTTGCAGTTTTAATCACACCGGTGTTGTTACTAGACCCGCTCGTATATGTTTTAAGTGGTATTGTAGCAGTGTCTCTAATCGGCGGATTTGGGATAGAACCTGAGTTTAATAAGGTAATCGGTGCAAATAATTGATCGATTGGAGTATCCACAATCGTATCCAATTTTACTAAATATTCCGTTTTGTATTTAGTATAAATATCATAACTATAAATTCCAGTTGCTTTATGGAAATACGTAAATGTACCAACGTCTTCAAAATCTGAGCGTGGAGGAATATCGTAAAATGGAGTTAGTGTGTTTTGTTCGGTTGGAATAACCGGAGTCCCTAAATACGGTGCTCTTGCATATCCCGATGAAGTTGTACTGGAAGATACTCCGCTATTTATAATACTTTCTAACGTAGAATATGAACTATTTTGGTCTAATATTGATGACGTTACGTAATAACTTCCAACGTTTTGTAGTACCCGTTGGAATGGCGGTAATTTATTTGATTTAGTACTTTCCTTAACATCAACACTACTTGATATTGCAATAACAGCCGTAATAGGTAGTGTATCTCCTAACGAGACTGGCACTAGACTTATTGGCTCCAATGGGGAATCAAAGTCATATGCCCCAATTCCTATCGAACCGGACCCAGAGATATATGCATTAAACTTTTTGGTTTCCGTACCGTCCACCGCAAAACTACGTATAGTTCTGTCTCTGTTTCTGGACAACACCGACGATTCGATAACGATACCGTCCAATAATTTACTGCGAGCCGGAACCATTTCTTCGGCCATTTCACTTGGGCCTTGCGTCAAATCTTTAAAGAATCTAATATAATCGTTCGGTTTAACAGTTTTGTTGAAATATTTTATATAATCTTTTTCTATAGATTGAAGCGCAGAATAACCAGACCCCGTTATGTATCTGGGACTACCAATTACATTATTTACGTCTACTACTCCCATAGAACGTATAATATTTTGATTAATAAAATCCGTCGGCGACACTGCAAATGAAATTAAATTTTGTCCGCTGTTATACTGCTTTTCTTGTACTTGTTTAATGCTTGTATTGGGGCTCAAAATGCGAGTACCCGTGTTATCTATGAATTGTTGATTAAACGTTGGGGGTGTCGCAACAACAACTTTTTTGTTAGTATATATTGTTGACCCTACAATTGGTGTAAATTGTTTGATACTTCTTAATAATCTTGTAAATGATGCTGTGGTAAATCCTGTAGCTGGTAATGTTGCTACGATGGCAACATTTTGATATGGACTCTCATTTGTTACCGATGACGTAATAGATGAAAGTGGTTGACTAAATGGTACATGTACATACAATTTTGCATACGACGAAGTATAATTAGTACCATAATATGAACCAGGATCATACGCTTGTGCTACAAAGTCATCATTCGAGATATTTTCTCCCCAAACGCGGAGTTCGTCTACAATTCCATCAAACTGATTGCCTAGTTGTATTGAACCCGACCCCCCAACATAAATGTAAGTGGTGCTATTCCACAATGATGATAGGTTAACCGAAGCAGATTCTTGGAAGAGAATTTGGTCACCGTCTGTTTGAATAATTGATATGTCACCAGATTGACTACGTAACATAATGTTAGTATAGTCATCACTAAATAGTGGAAAATAACTACTAGTCGCAATAACGGTTCGACCGGACCCACTAACTACTTCAATTCTTCCGTATGTTATTCTTTTAGAATTGTCAAATGTAAAATATGTACCATTTATGTATTGGCTTGGTACAGCGGTTCCGGACGGATGTGGTACTAAATCCACCGCCCAACTATTCGCTGTTATAATTGAACTACTTCTACGTAATATTGGATTGAATGAAAGTTGTACCGAGGAAGCAGTTATAGAAGAAGATACAAATGGTACTCTTATATGATTTTCAGCTGACCCAGTAAATCGTAATCCGTATGTTAATTCATCCGATTGAATGTAATTATTAGCCGATGGAGATGTTGTTTCTTTTATTTGTAGAACTGGTGAGTTTATTCCGTAGGTATTAAGTAACGCGTCTAAAGACGTTCGTGACCCTTTTGTTTTATTAAAATATACCATGCTGTGGAGGAATCGCTTCCACGTTTCTGCTACATACGACCGTGAACCACTTTCGCCAGTAAATTGTGCATTAAAAGTTTGTAAGCTTTCGAGTGCATATACATTTGGTAGCTTTAATCCAAATGATTGAGCAACTTCGTATACTTGGTCCATTGAAAGTACTTTCAATGGGTCTATATTTGTCGAATATATGTTAGGAAATTGGTCAACATATACCTTAATATTATCCATCAAGTGGCCAACCATATCAAATAATGTTAAGAAATCAGTTGACTGGCTATCTTCTTGGATATGTTTTGGTAAATTTAAAATTAAATAATTTGGATTATTATCGTCATACCTTTGAGCAATGGCAGATTGTGCCGTTAGCCAATTTATAGCAGGAGTACTATACGGACTATACGGAGTTCCGTCAGCTTGTTTTGGCCACGAACCAGTTACGTTATATTCTACTTCTCCCGTTACATAAAATGCACTGGCAGAATACGCTGTTGACTCTGTTGCATAGTATAAGAACTGTTCGTATGGGTCAAAATTTCTAATGATATTTTCTTTTTCTTGTGCCTTAAACTTTAGCGATATAGTACTACTTGACACACTAGATGAAATACTTGCCGATGTTAGCTCATCAATCTTTATAAGTTTTTCATTAAATGCTTGTAATCTCTTATACGCAGAGCCAAAGTGCACGAAATTATTATAATCCGTAAACTCAATATTCAACTCTGATGACTTGAAGTCGCCGGTAAACCAACGACGAAACACAGTGTCGTCAAATGAAACCGTAGTACCATTAATAATCGTGCCCGCAGAGCCAGTGGCTAATCCAAGACTGGTCAACGTAGTGTTTGTCGCAAACATTTTACCGTCTATATAATTTCTGGAGTCGATATTATATGGACGTAAGTATGGAGTTGTATCTTTTAACGGTGCTAGTTCAAAATTAATGATATCGATTACGGTTTTTGCTATTTCTCTACTAATAAACGCAAACGTATCTGTTACTATGTTAGTGTCGAGCGGCCTAGTAAGTTTTAGTTGGATAGACCCAGAATCTTTAGGTGCAAATCTCCACGATTCTGCGATGTATTGTCTATCGTTGCCTAAATTCAGTAATGTTTTGTATTCTCTGTTTTCATCGAAGAAGGTAGATGCTTTTGTAAAAATAGAAGTATTTACAGCACTAATCAAGGATTCCAGTAACGGTACTTGTAGTTTAGTAATAACTAATGTCACTCCTACAGTTACTTGCGTCTTTGATGCTGGGACTTCTACGAGCGTTGGAATAGTTTCTTGAGTATCCGCGTCTAAATATTCAGCCAATCCTTCTTGTCTATTTAATATACGTTGCGTGATATCCTTATATTGACCAAGAATATCCAACATATATTTCATTACGTTGGTTTTGGATTGTGATGTAGCAAATTTATCACTAAAAGGAAAATATGTGTATACGTCTGTTAGTTTATTTCTAAATAAAATTCTATTGAGTTCACGTTTTAACTTACGAACCATAGCTCCACTTAGACTTTCACCACTTTCACGAAAATATTCTGATATTTGATTTGAATTAAACGCGCTCCATTGACTTATTAAACCTTCAAACTGAAGCTTTAAGTCATCCAACTCAGCAACATCAAATACTATTTCATATGGGTACTTAGAATCGATGGTATATCTATCACCGAGTCCTTTTTGACCCTTATTATAAGTTTGTTCTAAAAATGTTGGACTCTGCCAAGTGACACGTATTTTATGACTCATTTATTATCTCTTAAAATTCATTATTTTGTGTATCACCACCTGCATTATTACTTCCTCCACCACCAGGACGGATTCCTCCTGCTCCACCACTACCACCGGCCGTAGTACTCGTACCATTACTGTCTACCGCACCCGTAACTATTTGACGTATCATAGCTATTAAATCAAACGTTATAGATTCTGATTTTGTTTGTGTTTCAAAATTTTCTAATGTGGTACCCAATCTTACTATTAATTCTCTTGATCCCGTTGGTGGGATAATTACTGGATTGTTTTCATTTACCAGAGCAGTACTTCCGGACCGATATACTTGTAGCACATCACTAGATACCATAGGAACTACTTTTATGTAAAAATCTGAAGAGGAATTTGCAACAGTAATTGGTATGTCCGCTGGAATTGTGTTAGTATTCTTGATATACGTGACTGTCAAGTTATTTGTTACTAAATTTGTTGAGCCAGACGTTATACTAAATGCTCTGGTTACGTCTGTTTGTGTAATCGCCATAATTAGTCTCCCACCACTAAGTCATACGGTAATTGACTTACTGCTAACTTATTTTGATTAATATACATTTCATACTCTGTAGCGAGAGAACTACTTACAATTAGTGATAATGTTTGTGTAGTAAAACGTGTTTTATTTTCATTTAACAAATTTGTAACTTTTTCTTTTGCAATTACGTAGGCTTTATCTAATATTTCTTGACTTATGCCGTACACGCTTTCAAAGTTATATTGGTCGATTTGAGCTTCCATACCTTCTGGTAATTCTAATCCAATTGATTGCGATGTTAGTACACTATTATCCGCTGGAATCATTATACTTTCTGACTGATTAAATGCCTGCTTTAAGGCGTCTATGACCCAAACCGAATTAATCGATGGTAAAACAAACTCTGTCATTAACTCTTGCTGATTTGTATCAATTAATTTTAATTCTATTTCAGTACGTGACGTAGAAATTCTATTTACTTTCAACAATCTATCATCGTAACTTCCAATTTCATCTGCAAAAAAGTTAAGTGTAACCGAATATTGTCCTGACGGTAGATTTAAATCTTGAACTTTAGCAAAATCAATATACAATAATTTACGTAAACTATTATCGCTATATTGTAAAGTTTCAGTAAAAACCGACCCACTAATATTTTTTACGACATCAGAAAATATCAATGAGTTATCGGCTAAACTATATAAATTAACTTCAATATTGTTTTGCAACAATGCTTCAGAGAAATCCGCAGGGACTTCCATATCTAGCAAATCATCTTTCTTGTTTGCTATGACACGGGATACGTTATATCGGGTATACGAATCTGATAACTCTTGTAAATTAGTTTGATAATTTTCTTGTTCTGCCATTAGTCTAGCTCTTCAAAATTTTTATTTATTCTTGTCAACCACACATTATAGTCTAACTTTTCTTTATAAATTGGAGTGTAATACAAACTACGGTTGACTAATTCTTCTTCTGGTATTGTTACTGTTTGAACCGTTGCGGAATAATTTGTAAATATTGAGGCACTGTATCCTGATGCAGATACTTCAAACAAAGACAACGAAATATCAATTTGTTCTTTGTTAACTATATTTGCACTATCTGGATTAGTACTACTTGATAAAAATGTTATTGCCATAAACTATTCAACTTTAAATAGAGTGTCTGTATCAATTACTCTCGAATATTGTCCGCTTGCAACTTTCAATTTTAATTTATAAAATCTTCCTTTGTATAATGGTGATGTATCTAGCACTACATATGAACTAGTGGGGTCTGTGTCTATTTTACTATACTCATCGAATGGAACTATCGTTGTATTACTTTGTGCGTCTATAATTGAATAGTAAGATGACGACGGAAGATAATATTTGTTTTTATAACGTAAAGTTGAATCAAACGACCGCAATGGATATTGGTCACGGACAGTAAATGTCAACTTGTCTACGTCTCCCTTGGTATACGTTTGTCTTAGATTGCTCGGAACAACTTTTATATTTAAATTTGGAATAGTAGATAAGCTTCCAGTAGAAAATGTTTGATTGTCCCACGCAACCTCTAACGTGGGTTGGTGAATTGTATGAGTTTGTGTGGAAAATACTTTAATATTACCGCGATTCGTATAATCCGTTTCATCTGCTGTTGGGAACTGTACAGCCAATCCATAAAATGTATTTTGTAATGATTGACTGACTATAGGTCTTAAAATATTTGTAACATCTACCCTAATGTCTTGTAATGGATATGTTGTAAGAGAAACACTTTGGCTAGTTGAGCCAGTTAAAAAATCTCCGCCGGCATTACTCCACGACACCGTTGATGTACATTTTGTCCAAGTTGCCCCATCGCTTGCGTTTTGAACATTTTGATAAAAAACACCACTACCTTCGTCCCACGAACGAGATACTTGATATATTACAAGCTGTTGATTTCTATTTAAATCGCTTGCATTTGCTAATTTTAGATTTAAAAAATAACTTGCAGTTGCCGGCACACTAGCGGTTGTTGGTAAATCAAAATATATCAACGTTCTTGCTGACCCCGTTGCGTAAACGGTTGAGCTGGTAAAGTTTACGTCGGTATTGATAACCTTACCGATATCAAGTATTTCATCTAGTCCCGCGTTACTACTAGTAAACGCTTGATAAACTGTAGTGTCTTTACTGGCGGTTAATATTATTCTCATTGGGTAGCGTTTCCTATAATATCAGTTGTTGGATATTTCAACTCAAAGATACTTGGGTCGAGACTTGGATAGATAACCCCATTAATAGTTGCTTCATCAATATCGTATCGATAATTTTGGTATCCTACGCCATCTTGATATTGATATTTATTAAAAATACGAACATTTTTTACTGTTTGGACTCCTTCCACCAATCCAATATTGTAAGATAAATCTGCTAAAACAATTGGTTGGTTGATACTCCACTTACTTGTATTAAAGAAATCTTGAACAGTACCGATACTTCTTGCCAGTACGTCATTAACGTTGTAGTTTCTCAATACAGAAATGTCAAATTGTACTCCAATATTGATAATAAACGCATCGAGAATATTAACATCATCGGTTAACATTCTAAATTGTTCAAGATATCGTGCTAGGTTTTCTTTAACTAATGTATTTAGTGTTGTTAAATTTCCATTCGTATCGTACCCTAATGTATATAAGTTGATGACATTTGGACGTACTGGGTTATCTACATACACTCTATCATTAGTTGCTGCTAAAATTCTATTAATTTGTTCGTCACGTACCGCAAATGCCTTAGAAATTTTTCCAAATTTTGACGGTAATGCATATGAACGAACCGCATAGTCTTCCACCGTAACTACACGATTTTGTGCATTAAAAAATGCTAAAGCGTTTTGACGAATTTCATCAATCGACTCTCCGTCTCCGCCACCGGTAGCTGGTAAATCGTTATTAATTGTAATACTTTGTACCGATGCATTAAACGTACTAAGTTCTCCCGATGTATAATCAGTAGTATCGTTCAAAACTGTTATCTCTGCAACGCTGTTTATTGTATTTGATGGCGTATTTGTAGTTACTCCCCCACCTACCAAATATGTTACCGTTAGCGTTGTATTTGCCGGAGATATTCCGTATGCATTGCTATTAAGAAAATTTACATTATTGATGGATACGTTACCCAAAATATTTTCGATAGTGTTTCCATACTGAGAATTTGCTACTTGTCTAGAATCTAACGTGGTGTTGACTTCCGCTTCGTTGTCTGTTCCAGAACCAAATGCCAACTCCATTCTATTATTTCTATTAATTCTTGTTACAAATCTACGAGGAACTTTTCGAAGCCGTAATTTAGATGATGGTAAAGTTCCAGATTCACCGTTGTCGGTCACATCAACCTCATCCATAATAACGTCTTGTGCCAAATAATCAACTTCGTACCACGTATTTCCATTAGAATCGACCACACTTTCAATGCCAATAATAGATTCTTCCGGCATCAATACGGAAGTAAATCGTTGTGGGCTTCCAAACGAGAATGTGGTAGTTCTTTCTTCCGCAGATATTAATCGCGCTGATTTACTGATAATAAATGTTGATGGATTACCGCTAGAAAAAGTGTTTACAATGTAATCTTCTGCGGTAATATCAGAAAAGTCTACATCTTCACCCAATCTAAATTGCACCGAAGTTTGTCCCGTGGATACAAACGTACTACCCTTTCCTACTTTTACAAGGTATTTTGGGTCAGGAACATAAACTCCATTGTCAACTATCGCCGGTGCTAATTGATATAATGTTGCTGTAGTCGTAGACGGTGATACCAACTTTGGCTTGTATCCGAGAAATTGCGCAATGGAAATAACATTTTCTTGTTGTTCGGCATATGCCAACAAGTTTTCTTTAAATTGATTATCAATATAAAACGAAAGGACATCACCTACATATGATGCCATTTCAATAAACATCATACCTGGCGACGTTTCATTAAAATCAGAATATGAATTTGGGTAATACGCCTTTGCAAATTCTATAAGATTTTGTCTAAAGTCAGTAAATGTTTTAGCAATATAGTTGATTTGCTTTACATTTGGCCGTGGTTGTATATTTACCGGTTGGTTCGTTGCCATTTAAAACTCCAAATTAATTAATTCTTCTTATGCGACGAGCATTTTTTACTTGATTATTTACTCGGTCAACTTCGGTTTGGGTTGTTACGGGTTCCGTAGGAAATGCTACTGCTGGTGCTCCAAGTGCAGTTGTTAATATACTTATCTCATCTGTTACATTAGGATTGTTTCTAAACCTATAAGTACATTTTATATTAATAATATTTTCACCATCTGTTTGCGTAATTTCAAAATTAGTTAAATCAATAAACGGTAACCATCTGTCTACTGCGTCGGCCACCGCCAATCTAGCATTTTCCAACGTCTCTTCGGTTAATGGCTCAAATAATATTTTCCACAAATCACATCCCAACTCTGGTTGTCCAACACGCTCTCCTTTCTTTGTAAGAATTAAATTCTTAAAGTTAGAACGAACTTGTTGGATGACCGTAGTGGATTGGTCAAACATTCCAGTTTGTCCCAATCTAATTGGTAATGTAATTCCGATGAACTTTTGGGCCATATTACTTGCTTAATCCCATAGCTTTCATAACTTGGGAATAATCACGATTAATTGCCTGAACCGCTGGATTATCTTCCGACATTCCTTTTGGTAAATTTGGCATAATCTTATCGGTGGTTGCGATAATAGTGTCTCCGTGGCGTTCTAATCCCATCATTTCAGCTAATTGGGACCGTGAAAGTTTTGATTTTGTGGTTGCAACGGTTTCACTATTTGGTTGCGCTTTCTTGATTTCTACAATAGCTTCCCCAAGAACTTCTGGAAGAATCTTCTTTACCGCTTTTTCTACAGATTCTTCAATTTGTTCCTTGACTAACTCTTTAACATACGCTCTGAATAGTGCTTTATCCATAGGTTTACCCTCTATTGGTTATTAAATCTTCCAAGAACCGTATTTTGTGTTCCTTGGTTTTTCAGTGATTGTCTATACTTAAAAGGATTTTCTTGTTTTTTTAGTTCTGCGTTGAGTGCTTTAATCGATGCTTGTTGGCGTTGTAATTTAATTCTATCTATTTTAGTTTTAATATAATTTTTAATGTCACCATATGACGGTATTCTTGGTTTTGGAATTATAAACGCCGGTATAGAAGGAATCGTTGGTAACGATGGTAGTCCATTAATGTACGAGGTTACTACTCCCAACGTTCGTGCTCTAACTTGGTCGATGCTTCCGGTAGCAAACAGGTTATCAGGTATAATCGAGTTTAGTATAGCAAATTGTGGTATTTTTGGTGTATTAATCGATGGTATGTTTCCAGCTAAAGATTGAAAAGATGCCGAAATTTCACTTGTATTAATTCGTAATAAGTTATTCGGCAACCCCCCAACACTAGCCGTAGGTAAAATTTGTTCAGTTGCGTCTAATCGAAGCGGATTGTTTACGGTTAATAAATTACTCGGTATTACCATAATCAGCTGTTTGTTTTAGAAGTAAAATTACTATTACTGTTAAATACTGCTTCAATCTTAGGTTCTTGTGATGTCCCAAGTTTTACCCGCAACTCCGTAATTGCCTTTATAAACGGTGTTGGGTTTAGTGTGGCAAATGACTTAGGTATTTCTACTATAAAAGCATCCATTAAATTTCGTAACCATTCTGCCAACTCGCCACCAAGTACCATTGGTTGTGTAGTATCATTCGATGACGCCCCTATAAATATCTTTTTACCAGATATTACGTAGTTTCCTGAAGTTCCTTGGGAAATATCTTTTGTTACGTTTACATTCATCGACCGTACATTTAATACCAAATCTTGCGGT